TATCCGTATGTTTTATCTGCTGTACTGTTTGCAAAATGTTTTAGTGTTGCACTACCGCTACTTCTAGCACTTACATATACATTAGTAGATGCTGAAGTTGATACATAACTCATTGTAGTAATAACGCTTGGTGTAGCTGGTCTTGTTGGACTTGTACCTGCTGCATAATGTTCTATAGACACACCAGTATCAGATACTTTCCACATAAGTTCAACATAGTCACCTGCTACTAATTCTACATAAAAGTTTAATGCACCAATAATATGACTTGGGTCACCAGCAGATTTTCTTGCTGCTAAACCAAACCTACTGTTTGATGCTGCAATATCTGTGCCATTTTTTCTAAACCAAACTTCTGCGTCTTGAGAGTCGTTAGTTGTATTCTTAAACTGTATAGAAAATTCTAAATTATAAAGACCAGTATTTCTTACATTAAGTCTAGAGCTATTTGACAAATACACACCGTTAGAAAAGTCAGTAGTGTTAAATGTAATTGCATAAGCTGCTGTTACTGATGCAGCAGTCTGGTCAGTTGAGTCTTGAAACGCACCATAAGGAACAGTATCACTACCAGCAGCAGCACTAATAGGTGTTAGTAGTATTATACTATTATAACCTATTCTTTCATCTGATATCGTGGTAGTTGTAGCATTGCCTGTAGCTAAAGTAATTGTACCAGTATTATTGCTTTTACCTTCTACAAGGTTATTTACAATTTCTGCTACACTTCTAGGGTCACCACCTGTCCAAGGTAGTTTACGGTACATATCACTACGTGCCATTATCTAGTTCCTTGTTCAGAATATTCTATATCCATGCCAATTGCTGAAAACCAGTTAGCACCAGTAGGTGTTAAAGCTACTCTATGATAACGACCTGCGCTTCTTACAGCACATCTATCTTCTTGGCTGGCTGTTACTGCTGTACCATATGTAATAGTATCGTCTAACATACGTCTAGAAGCCACAGAAACGCTTGCAGAGCCATTATCTACAGAAGGTCTAATAAGAGTAAGCACAGAGTTATAACCATATTCTAGGTCGTTTGTCACAATATTTGCTGTAGCAGGAGTGCCTGTAAATGTAATAATTTTAGTATCACGAACACCACCAAATAAGAATTTACCACCAGCATATAGTCTATCATCTAATGTGGTTGTAAGAGTATCTATAGTCTTTAATGCTGTAGCACTTGCTGCCATATCAATAGCAACACCTGTGCCTGAACCTACGCCTGTAGCTGTAAATAATACCCCTATAGTGTTAGCAACTGCACCAATATTTGTAAATGATGTAGATGCTTCTACATTGCCACTTGTTGAACCTGAAGCAACTGTAGTAAGTGTAAATGTATTTGCTCCTGTACTAGTAATAGTATAATTACCATCTAAAGCAGTTCCACTAGTAAAATCTATAGCTAATACATTACCAGTAGAAAATCCATGAGCTGTCATGGTTACTGTGACAGTAGTTCCTGTTCTACTATATGTACCTGTTTTTGTACCTAAACTTCTAATAGTATATGATTTACCTACTACAAAAGAACCTGCTGTTATATTATAAGCTGTATCAATACCGTCTAAAGTTGTACCTGTTGTAGCTAGAGTAGATAAAACATCTACGTCTGTATCTGCTTCACACCATTTTTGTGTTTCAAAATTGTAGATAAGTAATGCTCTATTACCTGAAACTGTTGTGTAATCCCAAATAACTAAGTTACGTTCTGGGTCTATAGCTGCTGAAATAGAGTCAATATCACCAATATTAGCATTACCAAAAAAGTATCTATCTACTTTTTCTGAACCAATACCAACAACTTGTTGACCATTGCATGAATAAAAACCATCATCTGATAAGAAATATGTTATACCACCATATTGTGCTATAGAACCACCTTCTATACAACCTACGTTGCGTGAGATAGTGTCAAACTGAAAGAATAATGGTGAACCAATGTATGACATGCGCACAATGGCTTTTTCTAAGAGTACTATACCAAATTCACCACCTGTAATACCAGTAATATCACCACCGTCAGGAAGTTCTTGATAATCAGCTTGTGATGCTGCACCTGCAGTCCAATCTGTAGGGTCATTAATATCTGACCATTGTACTCGTGATGGATATGTACCAGCACTTATATTAGCACCTACTACAAAGTCACGAACTACTGCAATATATTTAGCTATAGGAGCTGCTGCAGCTAAATCTGCAAAGTCTGTAGATGCGTTGACATCAAAATATTGTATTTTTTCAGAACCATTAGTAGCAAGTGCATAGTTACCAAATTGCACAAATTTCCATCTATTAATACCTGTATATCCACTAGCTTTAGATACATCTTCCATAGTTAAGTCTGTAGAAGATACTTTAAATAATTTAGTAGCACCACCTGCAAATATGCTTACATCATTATCCACTTTAGCTGCAAAACAGTTATTAAGGTCTTCTGTAGCTGCACCTGAATAGTTTACTGCTGACTTAAATGGACCATATCCTACAGCTAAAGGAATAACGTTATTAGCTTCTGATACTGTATCTAATATACTTGGTTGGTCAGGCAACCAGTCTTTAAAAGCTATGCGTTGTGTTGGCATATTAAGCCTTCATAATGTAGCAAAGTGCATAGTATGGTGGCAAGTTAGCATTAGTGCCACTAGAACCTGTTGTAGAGTTTGCAACAGTAATGCCTGTAGTTGCTGTAGATGAAGTAGTAGTGCCATTTCTTATACTAAATCCACCTGAACTTAAAGTGTATGAAGTTGGTGAACCTGGTTCATTAACACTAACGGTATGATTATGTCCAGCATCTGTAATTGTTGCAGTATGAGTATGAGATACGACAATAGCATCTGCACTACCACCTGTTGCACCTACAGCATAAGTAGATGTAGCACCTACTACAAAACGGTTACGTAAGTCTGGTGTAGAACTTGAACCATCACATAATAGCCATCCAGTAGGAATAGTGGCTGAAGAACCTGACCATAGCATAATCATACCAGCTACAAAAGATGCTCCCCATGTGGGAGTATTGCCTGAACCTGCTGATAACAATACTTGACCAGAAGTTCCAGCAGAACCATCTAGTTTAAATCCACCTGTAATGTCTACTGTGCCAGATGATACTAATGTACCTGAGCAAGTAAATGGGTCACCACTTGTGCCAGCTTGTTGGTCTTTAAGTAAAGCCATAAGTGAACGTATAGAATTGTTTACGTTAGCTGGTGAACATCCTTCAGCAATATTGATATTAGTTATATCTGTATTATCTGCTGCGGTTGCACTAAACTCTGAAATTTTTGTCTTTGCCATTTTTTATCCTTGTTGTAACCATGTGTCTGTACCTGGTGGTACGGTTGTCCATTCTTCGCCTTGTTTAAATCCTTTAGCTGTAACTGTGCCTGTGCCATTTATAGATGTAATAGCTGAATATACAGCTCTAGCACTTACAGCAACAGTCGCTAATGCTGTTATACTAGATTTTCCACTTAATACTAAATTACCAAGTGCTGAAACAGTAGTGCTTGTGACAATATGAACAATACCGTCTACAGTTCCTTCAATATTAACTTCCATAACTGCATTACAAGTAATGCTTGCAATAGCTAGTTTTATTTCTCCTGCTAAAGAGCTAAATGGAACTTGGGAAAATGCACTTATACCAAACATTGTTTATCCTTTAAACTAATTCTTTCCAAGTTAATGTTTCTTCATTCCATATAAATATACCTTCATCTGTAGGGTAATCTACAGGTGCTTTCCATTGGCAAGTTGTTTCATCTAAAACCCATGAGTTAAATGGTTTAGGTGCAATAAAAGCATCACAAGTTTCGTCATAAATGTATCCAATACCAGCATAATTCTTACGAATTTTACCGTTATAAGATGTTTGTATCCATGTTCCACCTAAGAGATTAGAGCAAAAATCTATACCTTTTTGTTCACTTTCATTGCCATTTTCATCAATAATAGTTTCATTGGCTACAACAATGACGTTGGTTACTATGTTATTTTCTAATTGTGCAAAGTGTGCCATATTAAACCTTTTGTAATTTATCTATCACTAAATTTATTTCTTGCTGAATTGTTAAACCATGTTCAATATGCACATTGATATTGTTAGGTTTTTCAAACAATTTATTTGTATCTTCAAATCTGCTTTGTTTAATTCTATCTACCCAAACTATAAATGCTGTTCCAAACTGTTTTCTTGTTTCATCAGTAGGGCATACAAAATCAGCTATGGTATCGTATCCTTGTGCATTTAACATATCAGATAAAGCACCCATTCGTTGAGATTGAATTAATCTATCTGTATATTTAAAAGTTAAATCAGTCCAAACTTTGTTTCTCATTTCATCTGCGTTTAGATGAACTGCATTAATTGCTTTACTTAATTCTTTTGCTAATGTAGTTTTACCGCTACCAGGCAATCCCATTATTAAGAGTTTTCTAGTTCTATACATTTCTTAATCATGTCTTGTGATAAGTCAACATCAATAATTTGTTTATTAATTGTTGGTCTAATTTTGTGTAAGTTTTTTAAATCATACACAGTATCGTTTTCAGGATACTTTGGCGTAATATTTGTAAAGCTATGTTTGTATGGTTTTATATCGCAGAATGTATATATATTATCTAATGTTTTTTGTGGGTTAGTAATAAAATCATCATACTGAACAAATAAAAACTCACCATTGTTGTTTTGTTTAGCCCATTTAATACCTTGCAAAGGTCTTCTTATATATTCATTATCTTCTTCAATAAGTCCAGCTTCTGCATCACCTTTATAGTTATTCTTTAATCTTAAATTAACAAACGATTTAACAATGTCTATAACAGGTCTTTCTAATACTACTATTTTTGCATCTGTATCTATATATCTTTTAAACATTTCAACATTAGATGATAATGTCCATGACCTTGATTTATCAAACACAATTGATTCTTTAATATCATTATAGTAAATAAATGGTATTGCACTTATTACATCAGTTGATACATGTATTTTATTTGCTGCAACTATACTTTCTTTGACAGGAGCTAATTCAAATGAATTTTGCATATCCCACATTAACTGACATACTGGGCTTAATCCTTCTGAATGTATTTTAGGATTTTGACACAATATGGCAGATAATAAGGTTGAACCTGACCTAGGAAGTCCGCTTAAACCTATAATTTTTTTTATCATTAACCTATATAAGTGCCTGTTCCTGTAAATTTAATAATTGTATTTGAACCTGATGTTGTAATAGTAGGACTTCCTGTAGTGCTTCCTGAATAACTTGCTGTTGGTACAGATAAAATAATTACTCCTGAACCACCATTACAATCTCCTAATCCGCCAGCACCACCTCCACCGCTACCAGAATTTGCAGTTGCATTTTGCCCCAAATCACCAGGAGAACCTGTTCCAGCATTACCTGCTCCACCTGTGCCACCTGTTCCTCGTGTATTTCTGCCATATCCACCGCCACCACCAGCATAAGTTACTGAAGAGCCTGTAATAGAACTTGCTGTACCATTACCACCATTACCACCAACTCCACTACCATTACCATTTCCACCTACTGCAGAAGCACCACCACCGCCGCCAGCTGCATCTTGTGGATATCCTGCACCGCCTCCGTTACCACCAGCATTTCCTTGTCCTGATGTTCCTGTTCCACCACTTGCGTTCCAAGCTGCTCCACCTCCAGAGCCACCATTACCACCAGGGTCTGTTGCACCAGACCCACCACCACCACCGCCTCCTGTAGCAGTTACTGTAGTTAATCCTGTTCCACTTAATACTGAATTACTACCATTATTTTTTCCCCATCCAACACCACCACCACCAATAGTAGCTGTATAGGTAGTATTTGGGTTTAATGTTTGTGAAGATGTAATGTACCCGCCAGCACCACCACCCCCGTTATAACCTGAACCACCTCCTGCAATAACTAAATAAGTAGCAGTATATGGAAGTCTTGGTTTAACACCAAACATTCCAAACCCTCTAGCTGACATAGCTGCTGTACGAGATAATAATGGCATTATAAATCCTACTTAAATTGAACTTGAGCTGCTAATACTGTAAATGCGGCTGAACCAGTTTTAATAATAGTATATGAATAAGCATCTATACCTGAAGCGTTACCACTTGTAGGTGCTGTGCCACCTTGATATTTAGGTGTGACAGAGTTTCCATCTATAGTAAGAGCATTATTGTAATAAGCTGTTGCACCTTGAGTCACTAGGAATACTACTGTAAGTGAATCACCTGTAGTCATTAAAGTATTTAAAGATGTTGTTCCATTACCTCTAATATTAACTGTCCAGTTAGCTGACGCATTAGATGTGTAATATAGAACTGACTGTGTAGTAACATCATAATTGATAGTGCCAGTAGCGGCAGTTGCAGAGATAGTTGAAAATTCTGTAGCGTTAATAAATGCAGAAGCTAAAGAAGCTGTTGCACCTGTAAATGTTTGTTTTGCTGTGAATGATTGTGCTATTGCTAATCCTGCGACTGTAGCACTTGATGATGGGAATGTCATTGTAGTGGCATCTGTGCCTGCTAAAGTAAGTGAGTTACTTGCAGTTAAAGTTTTACCATCAGCAATTGTAAGGGTTGCACTTGTAGCTGGTGCTGTAAGAGCTACTTTGTTTACAGAAGTTGCTGTAGCTACACCTAATACTGGAGTGACTAAAGTAGGGCTAGTAGATAATACAACTGCTGTAGTGCCTGTAGATGATGTAACACCTGTTCCCCCATTGGCTACTGGTAGAGTGCCTGTTACATTTGTAGTTAAGTTTGTAAATGTAGTAGAGGTTGTGCCAGTACCACCATTAGCAATAGGAAGTGTGCCAGTAACACCTGTAGAAAGAGGTAAGCCAGTTAAGTTAGTAGCTGTGCCTGAAGTTGGAGTGCCTAATATTGGAGTGACTAAAGTAGGTGAAGTAGCAAATACTAAACTACCAGTTCCTGTTTCATCTGTAACAGCACTTCTTAAATTAGCACTAGATGGAGTGCCTAAAAATGTTGCAACGCCTGTGCCTAAACTTGTAATACCTGTGCCACCATTAGCTACTGGAAGTGTACCTGTTACGCCTGTAGTTAAAGGTAGTCCTGTAGCATTTGTAAGCGTAGCTGAAGCTGGTGTTCCAAGAGCAATAGCATTACCAGATGCGTCTAAATATAGACCTTGTTCAGCAGGGTAGGTACAGAATACACTTTTAGTTCCTGCACTAAAGTTTACTAGAGAACCAGCATTGCTAGACTCTAATACAGTAGTACGAGATAAAGTAGTACCTGAAGATGTATATGTGCCAATACCTATTTCAAAACTACTATCCATAACAATAGCATAGTAAGTTGTGTTAGCGTTACCTATGACTGAGAATGACTGGAATCCAGCAACTGCACCTGCTAGGGTAAGCGTGCCTGTGCCTGTAGTAGTAGACGTTTCTTGCACTCTATCTTTAACAATTAATGCCATATTTTTTCCTTTTAGTTACGATAGAACTAAGCTAATGTAACTGATAAATTGCCTGTGGTTATCTTGAATACATCACCTATACCTACAGCCTTGCTATCGTCTAATGGTGAGTGATATAAAAGATTACCTGCTGTAGAAGCATCTCTTAAACCAACGTGTGTAACTGTACCCCATGCTGCTGTGCAAGTAGGGAATGTTACGTCAGCAGAGTTTAATGAAACTCCGTTAGATGGTGCGCCAAAGGTAACGGATGTTCTAGCGTAACTACCGCCAGTAACTTCTGTGCCTGTGTCTGCATCTGTTGGGTCTGATGTATATAAAGCAACATATATTGTTGCAACTGATGTATACGTTGTATTGCGTAGAGTTGCATTTATAAGTGCGTTCTCTAAAAAATTACTCATTTCTGCCATGATTTTTCCTTTATCTTGGTGTTACGTTTAGTGAGGTATATGGATATGTACTACCCAAATCGCTTTTCTTAATATTTGTAATAGCTCTATCATATAATGCTGACCATGTTTGAACTCTTGGGTCATTCATAAGATATGGTTCTGCTTCTGCTAGTGTTGCGTATAGTAAAGCGTCTGGGTAGTATGCTAAATACAAATTACTTGATGTTGTAGTAGAAATAAATGTAGGTTGTGAATAGTATAAAATTTGAACTGTGTAACTTCCAGTTTGACTAGGTGCAAATTGAAACTCTGTGCCTAACATTGTAAAATAATGTGAACGACCTGATAATGATGTTTGACCATTTTTAAAGAATAAATCAGGTGATTGATACTCTAATATAATAGGTGGGTTACCCTGAAAATGTATTTCCCTTAGCTCTAAAAAGTCAATAGGAAATGAAACTAAATTATCCGCAGGCGTAGCTGTAGCTACCTTTAACATTGCTTCTGTTCTTAAGTCACGACTCATTCTTAATTGTGCCATCTGAATAAAGTCAGGGATAACAGTTGTTAAGTCTGTACGTGCTAGATAGCTTTCTACCGTTGATACAAAGCTGGTATAGTTTGTAAATGCCATTCGTAATCCTTATTGTTTTTTAACTAATACGATACAACCATTATCTATCTTTACTTGTTTAACTATAGTAAAGCGAGTGCTGAGATGTTTATTCCACCACTCTAAAGGTTGTTGTATAAGATGTGCGTTTCTACCGTCTGGTAATACTTTAATTGCTGGACCAGTATGTATTGTAAATAGTCCGTATTTGTCTACTACTCTTTTTAAATCATCTAGTACGTTATCTAGTAATTCAGGTTCTATGTGTTCAAGAACGTCTATACATGTAACAAATTCGTTTGGTTCTGGTGTTTGACTCCACAATGGATTACTAGGCTCATAGGGAGTGTAGATTACTTCTGACTTCATGCTATCTTTTAATCTACATTTACCTGCACCGTAGTCTAATAGGCTTGTAATGTTAAACATTTGTATAACATCATCAACGATAGGTGCAAAATAGATGCTTGCTACCCCATAGTCAGGGTTCTCATGCAGTTTTGCCTGCATTTCTTTGTATTCGTTAGAGATTAAGCTGTTCAATGACTTCTTTCCATGTTCTATCGTCTTGGTAAATAAGCCTCATGTGTCTATACCAGGGCATACTTACTTGAGCATATCTCCATTGGTGATATTTAGGCACTAAGCACCATGTTTTAACGCCCATGGCAGCACTACAATGTAAAGCTGTAGTATTGACCCCTAGAACCATATCGCAAGCTCCTATGAGAGCTGCTGTATCATCATAATCTTTTGCGTCAGATGCTAATTCTAAGTACTTAATACCTTCAATTTTGCTTTCTACACTATAGTCTAAGCTAACTAACTGTATGTCTTTACGTTTAAGTAGTGATTGTAAGTCATCTTTTGTAAGAATACGACCTTTAGAGTTAGTTCTAAATGTGCCACCTTTAGTCGTAATGCCTATGACTGTTTTACCCCATGATTTAAACATGGCTTTCCACATATCAACCTTATCTTTATCAGGTACTAGAAAAGGAGTCCCAGGAAAAGATTTGCTCGTTGGTCTGAAAAACTGGGGTAAGCCACCAATAGCACATCTTGCATCAATTGTAATGTCATTTGTCCACTCCACTTCGGTTGCTTTACGTGTTCCATGAACTATTGCTTTAGGAAAGCTACGCTTAAATAATGTTTCTAATCTTTCATCACAGTCTATGTAGACTTGCTTACTAATGTCTATAGCGTCTGGTATACATGATGCGTAGAATATCTCATCACCTAAACCTTGTTCGCCATATATAACTAAATCTTTACCGGATGAACCATCCCATCTTACTTCGTCACCATAAGATAATTCTTTACGGAACTTACCACCTAATGACTTGTTCCATTCTGCCCAACCCTTATCCCATTCACCTTTAGCTAAGTAACTATGAGCTAAGTTTAATTGTGCGTTTAATTCATTAGGGTCACATTCTAAAGCCATCTTTGCAGACTTCTCTGCATCATCCCATCTTGACATTTGAACAAGTGAAGCTGAAGCGTTAGCATAAGCTAGTGCATAGCTATGGTCTAACTCTGCTGACTTTAAGAAGTATTTAATAGCATCATCAAACATATCCATTTCGTGACATGCACGACCTAGAGAAGTCCATAATGCTTTGTTGTTAGGTGACTCTTGTAATGCTCTACGAAAGAACTGATATGCAAATGCAGGCTTTTCACCCATGAGCCAGATATAACCTAAGAAGTTTAGTGTAGCTGCATCATTAGGATATACCATTAAGACTTCGTTAATAATAGGTAAAGCTACGTCATACTCTTCTTTCTGTATGAGGTCATGTATTGCTAACTGTACGTTCTTTAATTCTTTTTTATCCAATTACTTCTTATCCATTTCTTTTATAACTCTATCAGAAGCTATATTACCTACAAATGTTCCTGAGGCTGATACTAGAAAGCTAGTACACCCTGTTAGAGTTATAAGTAAGAAGGCTATAATGATATGTTTAGCCACGTTTAGTAGTTAGTTTTAAGTAAGGATAGTTTTCGTTTATTTCTTTTATAAGTTCTTTTGTTTGGCTAGGGTTATACATGTCTATACCCTTTTGCTTTAACTGCATTTCCACTACTGGTGGAATACTAGCAAAGTGCGCCCATTCTTGTTTAACACCCTTGTTCCAAACTTCAGGGTTATCTCTGGACTTTTTAATATCGTCTAACATGCCACTAATATCTTGTGTGCTAGTTAGGTAGTATGTATCTTTAGC